GCGGTGCTGATGATCCTGGGAGAGCGGCAGAGAGAAGCCCAGGAGCGGTTCCATTTGGGTAGATCGGGGCGCGGGTTGAGGTAGTGGCGGGACAACGGGACGAAGATCGCGAGAAGCCTCCAGAGGGCCATACAGGCCGCTGGGGGCTTTTTTGTGGGTCGATGGTTGCGGCCCCTTCGGGGGTATCGTCGCAGGCGCTATGCAGCACGACAGGAGGCAGTGCAGGCGACTAATCGCCGCGAGCGGCGAGGTCGAGGCCAGGGGGACCGATCAGAGCTGGTGAATGCGGTCAGCGATCTGGCGAAGCTCTTCCAGGATGGAATCGAGTTCAGCTCCTTCCTGGTCGAGTTGGTCAACGCGCTTTCGAAGCTCGCGGATCTCGCGGACGAGTCGGGGATAGTCCTCGAGCAACCAGCTGACGGCATCAGCTCCCTTTCGTCCAGGAGCGTAAAGCTCAGCGGTTTTCACCAGGTGTGATTCGAGATCAATAGCGCATCGCATAATCGGCCCTATGTTACGCGCCGCCTGGAGCCGGAGGCAGTTTCCAGACGACGCTCAACATAAGGCCATTCTCATTATGCGAAACGCCCAATCAAAGCGGCGGGTAGTCAGGGCTGTACGCGATCCGAAGCTGCTCGGCACGATGCTGACGCGCCGCACGAAGCTGGTTGGCGTGGTGCTCAAGCCAGACAGATCGAAACGCGATCCGCAGGCAGGATTCCCGGTCAAGCATCATCCACGGCGCAATGATCGGCCAGACGGCCAGCTTGAACAGGAAAGCACCAAGGCGCTTGCGCAACGGCACATGGTAAGGCAGCGGCGGCAGATAACGGCCCTTGAGGTGCCAGCCGCTAAGCATGGTGTAGGAAGCGCGCATATCAACGGGACCGCTGGCCAAGTACTCAACACCATCGCGGAACACCTGTCGCGTGTCATACGTCGAGTACAGATCAGCGCCCTTGTAGGTCCAGCGCTCCACCCTGACCTCAGTGCTGCGTCCGTAGTACACGTTTGCAATGTGCATCTTCGGAAGGCTGATGCCCATGACCTTGAAGCGGTCCATACGGCGACAGACGACCAGATGCTCACACAGCGAGCGGACGATCTGCGCATCACATGACTCGATGTCCTGAATCAGGAACATGACGTCCCAACGATGTTTTCGAGCGTGAAGGAACCAGTCGATCAGCTTGCGTCGTTCCTTGTCGTTCCATTCCCGGCTGTTCAGCCACGTACCACACTCATCGAGCACGATCAGGCCGAAGCGCTTTTCGTCGTAGTCACGGTCATCGTCGGCATCGTAGCCCGGACCTAGCGCTGCCAAATCTTCCGCCCTGGGCTTGTCAGGTAACCGAACGGCTGGCGACTTGCAGTAAGTGAACATCTGATCCAGCTCGAGATCGAGGTTGGTTGCTACCCGGCGTCCATCGGAGAGGTAATCGCGAATTTTGGAGACACACGCGAGGGACTTGCCGGAGCCGAGTTTGCCAGTAACGAAGTAAACAGCCATGACGGGAACTCCAAGGGAGGTGTCCCCTACCCCGGCCCCCTAAAGGGGGCCACGGTAGGGGAAAGCTTCAGATGCGAGCCTTGACGGATGCAGCGTGAATGCCGGTGACGTAGAGCCAGCAGGCGGCGCGGGTGGCTGCAATTGCCGCGATGCACCCTCCGGTGACGGACGGAAGCAAACCAAGCGCGGTCTCAACGACCGGATGAATGCCACCGGCTAGGGATATCAGACCGGTCAGGACGCCATTGACGGTGGCGGTGACGGTGGCCAGAAGGCCTATCCAGACGGCGACGAGAGCAAGGCGAATGCCGTACTTCGCTCCGAGCTTGGCGACTACGAAGTTCGCGAAATAGGCAAAGATACTGAGCAGGAATTGCGCCAGAGCTGCCATTACATAGGCCTCGCTTGTGTGACGGCTTCAGACCAGAGTTCACGGCAGTAATGCCAAGTGAACACAACGAATATGAACGCAAGTATTGGCCGAACCCAGTCATAGATATATGGGCAATAGTTGGTTGACCACGATCCGATTATAGGAAGTTCAGCCGTTATCTCGGAGCAGCCACCACCAAACGAATACCAAGCGGACCACCCAATCGGAGAAACTACAGCGGGAGGCGCTGATACATCTGTCTTTATGTCGTTTAGCTTATCGATATATGACTTATAGAGATCGGTTACAGCAGGCATATCCTCGGGCTGCTCTTCCTTCGGCTCCTCGGTATCCGGCTCGGTTTCTGTTGTGGTCTCGGTAGTTCCATCTGGCTTGGTGACAATCGTTGTTTTGGTCTTGCGGTAGTCGTAGTAGTTATCACCATATGTAATGTCGATTTTGGTGCTACTGGTCGTCGTAGTAGTGCCCGCTGGAGATGTAGTCGTGCTGGTTGGACCCTGTTCCGTGACAATGGATGGTCCTTCGAGCTTGACGCTATCACGAAGGGACTCATAACACGCCTGGGGGTTTAAGCCGCCCTCACAATGCTCGCGCAGGCGGTCTTTAAGCCACTCAGAATCCTTAGCGGCTGCCGCTGCTTCCATGAGGTCATAGTCTGAATCTTCAGCAAGGCGAGAACCGGTAGCAGTTTCGCAGCCGCCAGTGGACGCATTGTAGGAGGAGCCAACAGGACACGACGAACCCTTTCGCTGGACTATGCCGAAGTTTGCACCGGTTAACTGACCATCACGCCTAAGCCGACACTCAGCTTGATCGGCGGAAACAAATGCGATATCACCTGAATAGTCATCGTACCCCTGCCCCTTATAGTAGGTACTAACGTAAGACAGGCCCCAACGCACAGAGCAAGCTGACGGTGCTGTGAGGTGCTGCTCAGGATCAGTTCCATAAACCCAATAATAGCCACCAGGGATAGTCTGGACAGACGGAACCCGCACCTTACCAGCATCATCTAAATAACCATCGACTTGATCCAACATATACTCAAGGCCAATAGTCAAGGCCATGCCGGGGACACCGCCCCGGAGCCTTCCTGCCATGCCCTTAATAGTGCGAGGAATGGAGTAGTCATAACGGACTTTGACGGGCAACTTAGTACCCCTAGAACCGCCACCATATGAAGATGGAATGTATTCGGTTTTACCATCACCGGGCACGTGCAGCGTGTCGCCGCTTCTAGACGAACCGTTACCGGAGCCAATGACCTGACCGTCAGACGGCATGGACACATATTTCCGAGTGGCCGCATGCGCAGAAACGCTAACCCCAGAAAGTAAAAGGGCGACCGAAGTCGCCAGTACTAGAGCCGCCCTTTTCATTACTTGGCCCCTTTCTTGATCCACTTCTTGACGAGGGTCATGCCCACGTCCGGTGCCAGAGAAGCGGTCAGCAAGGCAAAGCCTGCGGCGATCGCCAGACCGATATAGGTCAGGATAGTGGTCTGAGCTTCGGTGATGCCGGCTTCGACCTCACCAGCAGCGAAGGCCATCGGGGAGGCAGCAACGCCAACGAGCAGAGCGGTTTTGGCAACGCGCTTGGCGAGTTCTTTTTTGGACTGGTACATGGTGTAGCTCCTTGCGTGAGTTATCGGGCGCCTTTGCTGAACAGTCGGATGACTGTCTTTTTCATGCGACCCATGCCATAGCCGGTGAACCAGCAGACGATGCAGGCCCCGGCAACTTGCACAGCGAGTGCGACGCTCATAACGAGGCACCCGCCGTGAATCCGTGCCCGAAGCAACCGACCATCGCGACGGCCGCGATCAGGAAGTACAGGTCGCTAAGGGTGATTTCCATCAGTTAGCCCCTGCGGCCTTCTGCTGAGCCGTTGCAGCTGGGTTCGGCGCAGGCTGAGGGCGAACCTCTTGCAGGCGCAGCGGTGTGCCAGCCAGCAGGTAATCAATGTTGTGATAACGGTCGTTCACCTCGCAGGTGACCGGCATGTAAACCTCAACACCGACCTGCTGCCGGTAGGAGTTGTGCAGCCCGTTCTTGATCGAGTCACCGAACACGCGCGCCTTGACAGTGGTGGTGACGTCGAAGCCGTCGCGATCCTTGGCCGAGGTTTGAAGCGCAACGATGGCCCAGCGCTTGTCCGCTTCGCCTTTGTCTACTACGCCGAGGACGGTGCCTTTGATGATGTGCATGGTGATCTCCAGAGTCAGAAGCCGAACAGCTCGGCTACACAGGGGGTGCCTTTGGCCTCGAATTCGAGGAACCACTGGCGTTCGGGCTTGGTGCCCTGGTCTTTGCGCTGATCGAGAGCAGCGAAGGTTTCGGCGACCTGCTGTTGCAGGACGGACGTGTTAACGGTCGCCTGAGTGCGGCGGTACTGCTCGAGGCGTTCGCGCTGGGAGCGAGTGAGCTGACCGCCCTGGAAGCTGACGGTCTTCATGGACGGAACTCCAAACGCACGAGGTAGAGCGCGATGGCGCCACCGGCGAGGGTGGCCAGCAGAGAGAGCGTCGGTGCAATCATGCGACGAACCATCCAAATAACTTGCCGATGTAGAAAGCAGCGATGAACCAGCCAGCAATGGCGCCGCCAATAAAGAAAAACTGGCAAGCAAAGGAGTAGAGGGCGCGCATCATGCGGCCACCTGCAAATGGTTCGGGCGGCGGTACCAGGTCGGCATCGGGAGCACGTCAACCGGGATGACTTCGCGGCTGGCGGTGTGAACGATTGGGCGGACTTTGAGCGCATCGCACGGGTTCGCAATGTCGATGCCGATGCGGCGCAGGCGGGCGCGGTGCGTCTTGACCGACGACTTCTCGAAGTCGAACTTGGCTTTGCCTGTCATCCAGAGCATTGCGTATTGGGCGGTCGTGTATGCCGCCTTGGTGCTGGTCACGATCTTCTCGGAAATGAGGTGATCCGCGATGGTTTCATAATCCATAGCCGTTACCTTCAGTCGGTCGTCTATCTTCAAAAATGCGTCATGTATGGTCTGGAAGCGGGCCTCATCGAACATGCCCCACCACGCGAGGCCTTCTCGAAGCAGGTATTCGCGCTTTAGCTCTTGCTCCATGCGAACAACGCCGTGTTCTTCGCAGTAGGCGATCAGATCGCGCAGGTACTGGACCTCTGGCGAATCGTCACCGAAGTTGCGGCGCGCCTTGGGTAGCAGGAATTTCAGGATGGCTTTGGCCTTGATGTAGGCCTTCCGGTACTGGTCACGGGCCTGCCAATCGACAGTGCAACCGTCTTCGTAAAGCTTGCCGACCTTGTATCCGGCCCGCTGGGTGCTCAGGGAGGACACATACTGAAGTTCGTTGCCCTTCCCTACTGCGCGGTTCGTGGTGAGGTCGATACGCGTGATGCGCATGCCGTCGCCGATGGTGGTGTGCTTGTGCGCCTTCTCAACAGTCTTGATCCAAGCGCCCGCGTCCCCTTCCCTTTCGGCCTGCTCAACGGCGGATGACTTGCCCATGATCTTGCGACTGACGACGCGGGAGGACTCAGCCTGCATGAAGTCGAGCCGAGTGCAGCGCGTAAGAGCAGGCAAGCCGTACTCAGCAAGGATGCGGTTGTAGACCGCGACGCACTGATCGACGGTGCGGAAGCCGAACAGGTTGTCGAGGCGATCAACAGCGCTCGGATTGCCCTGGACAATCAGCTTGCGACCATCGACACGGATGCTGATCGACGTTGTGTAGGAGCCTTCATGCTTCCAGCCGGGCTGGGTGACGCTGAGACGTTCACCGGTTCGGGCGCAATAGCGCTCGATGGTGATATCAGCGACTTTAGGCAGATCGAACGGATACACCTGCTCTACCGATAGGTAGTCGATGAACATCCGTGACTGTTGATCTGCTGGAGACATGCCTGAAATCCGTCAAGGCCCACATATGGGTCGCAAAGCTACCGCATATGGTTTGAATGCGTCAAGCCGTATGCGGTCTGTAGAATGACCACATATGGCGGACGCCAAAAACGCAGGGGTTAGCATCCATGGACACCGAAAACACTCAGAGTCAGACGGACATGTCAGTCGCCAACAACATACGAAAGGCGCGGGAAAACAAGGGCTTAACAGTGGAAGAGGCAGCGTCCATATGTGGTGTTCCGATTGGCAGCTACCGGAAATACGAGAACGGACAGTCACAACCGACCGCAGTCCCGATCAGGGCAATAGCAAAAGGTCTTGGGGTTTCAACGGATGAAATCCTGATGGAACCTGACGAACGGTCTGTAAAGGCAGAGCTGAGGCGTCTATTCGGAGCGATAGCAGAGCTTGATGATCAACATCAGGCGGAGGTAAAGCGGGCAATTAAAGGGCTGCTGATGGTGTTTCAGCAGGAGGAACTGTCCGAGTAAAAGTATGGGATTCCATACCAAATTGGGGGTGTTACAGCACCCCCACCCCATTCAGCCAGGGAGAGCGTCATGGGATTGCAAGACAGAGACTGGTTCAACGAGCGAAAGCAGAAGCCGAGCAAGCCGCTGAAACAGCCTCAGCAAGGCTGGAAAAAGCCCCGTAGCGACAACTTCTGGACCGGCGTGGCAATGGCAGTAGTGGCGGTCGGAATCGCGCTGTACCGGCTGCTGTAAAAGCACGGCTGAACCATCGCAACTATCGTGACCTAACCGTCGGCGGTGCTGATGATCCTGGGAGAGCGGCAGAGAGAAGCCCAGGAGCGGTTCCATTTGGGTAGATCGGGGCGCGGGTTGAGGTAGTGGCGGGACAACGGGACGAAGATCGCGAGAAGCCTCCAGAGGGCCATACAGGCCGCTGGGGGCTTTTTTGTGGGTCGATGGTTGCGGCCCCTTCGGGGGTATCGTCGCAGGCGCTATGCAGCACGACAGGAGGCAGTGCAGGCGACTAATCGCCGCGAGCGGCGAGGTCGAGGCCAGGGGGACCGATCAGAGCTGGTGAATGCGGTCAGCGATCTGGCGAAGCTCTTCCAGGATGGAATCGAGTTCAGCTCCTTCCTGGTCGAGTTGGTCAACGCGCTTTCGAAGCTCGCGGATCTCGCGGACGAGTCGGGGATAGTCCTCGAGCAACCAGCTGACGGCATCAGCTCCCTTTCGTCCAGGAGCGTAAAGCTCAGCGGTTTTCACCAGGTGTGATTCGAGATCAATAGCGCATCGCATAATCGGCCCTATGTTACGCGCCGCCTGGAGCCGGAGGCAGTTTCCAGACGACGCTCAACATAAGGCCATTCTCATTATGCGAAAC